ATAATATCTGCCTTTGAGGAGGCTTTAAGACATAAATTTATAGTTAGGTCCAAAAGGTTATTAAATGAAATGAGTACTTTTGTTTATATAAATGGAAGACCTGACCATATGAAAGGTAAACATGATGATTTGATTATGGCCTTAGCTATGGCTTTGTATGTTGGTGAACATTCTTTTTCCGACCTTAGTAAAGCTGATAACTTAACTAAAGCTATGTTAGATAGTTGGACAACAAGTGGTAGTGGTAGTGTCGATAATGATGAGCCAGCCCATAGAAGACCACAACAAAATGTGGGGTTATTTGGTACTCCAGGTAACCAAAACAATGACAGTAAACAGATGTATAAAGATTACGGATGGTTATTCGGTAAAGGTCGATAGGAAATGATTTACTATTTATACTATAAACTCTATTATTAAACAACATGGAAAACTTAACAATATACCAAAGGCTAGGTAAACTATTTGGACCAGGAGGACCAAATAAACCAGAACCTACCTACCAGAAGTTCAAGGTGGGAGCACAAGACATTTTAAAAACAACCTCTAAGGATGAGTACGAAAGTGAAAAGTTGCAAATGCAACAAACATCGTACCTATCCAGTCAATGGCAGAAAATAGATAATGAATTATATACTAAGTCTATATATTACGAACCTACTAGGTTAGCTTCATACTACGACTATGAATCTATGGAGTTCACACCCGAAATTTCTGCTGCTTTAGACATTTATGCTGAAGAAGCAACCACACCTTCGGAAAAAGGATATATACTAAGTATATTTTCAGAGTCAACTAGGATAAAGTCCATTTTGGGTGACCTATTCAATAACGTATTAGACATATCAACAAACCTACCTATGTGGATTAGAAATTGTTGTAAGTATGGTGACAATTTTGTCTACTTAAAAATAGACCCAGAAAAAGGTATCATTGGGTGTAACCAACTACCAAACATAGAAATAGAACGAAGTGAGGGACATAGTTACCTAAATCAAATGTCCAATGATGATGCTGAGGCACATAATGTAGAATTTAAATGGAGGGAAAAGGCTTTAAAATTTAATTCCTGGGAAATTGCTCATTTTAGGATATTAGGTGATGATAGAAGATTACCATATGGTACTTCTATGTTAGAAAAATGTAGAAGAATATGGAAACAATTACTTTTAGCTGAAGACGCGATGTTGGTTTATAGAACCTCTAGAGCTCCTGAAAGAAGGGTGTTTAAGGTATTTGTTGGGAATATGGACGATAAGGATGTTGAAGCGTATATACAGAAAGTAGCGAATAAATTTAAAAGGGACCCTGTAGTAGACCCACAAAACGGTAATGTCGATTTAAGAATGAATCAAATGGCTGTCGACCAAGATTATTTCATACCAGTTAGAGACCAGGCGGCTCCTAGTCCTATAGAAACACTACCTGGAGCAACTAATTTAAGTGAAATAGCGGATATAGAGTATATACAGAAAAAACTTTTAGCTTCTTTGAGGATACCGAAAGCGTTTCTTGGTTTTGAGGAGGTTGTTGGTGAGGGGAAGAATCTAGCGTTATTAGATATTAGGTTTGCTAGGACAATCAACAGAATACAAAAAGCGGTAATTCAAGAATTAAATAAAATAGCTATAATTCACCTATATGTCTTAGGGTTTGAGGATGAATTAGAGAATTTTTCACTAGGGTTAACGAACCCATCAACACAAGCAGAATTATTAAAATTAGAACAATGGCAAACTAAAATTACCTTATATAAAGATGCTGTTGGAGACCCTGGTAGTGGTATAGCACCAGTTTCAGCAACATGGGCTAAAAAATTCATTTTAGGTATGAGTGATGAGGAGATTAAATTAGATTTACAACAACAGAGATTTGAGAAGGCGTTATCTGGAGAACTAGAAAAAACATCAGAAATTATTAAAAAAACAGGTTTATTCAACACCGTGGATAGTCTATATGGTGAAGCTCCTACCGAAGAAACTGGGGAAACAGCTGATGAAGAACCAGGTTTAGATAGTGGTAGTGAGGATGTTGCTGATTTTGATATGGGTGGTCCAGAAACAGAAGCTCCAGGTGGTGGTGATGAGGTTACAGAACCAGTAGCCGCATCCGAAAGTTTTAGAAACGAGAAGGGATTCCCATTAATACTGGAAGGAAAAGGGTTATCTTTAGATGGTTTAACACAAGTGGTTAATAGAGCAAAAAATAATATTAAGAGTATAAATGATGAGGTTGAGTCATTATTAGAAGATTAACTATATTTATTATAAAAGAATATTATGAAAAGTTTCGGACAATACAAAAATAACATAGACAGTATTTTAGAAAATTCGTTTAAGGATAGTGATACCTTTAAAAAGAATTTATCGGTTATTATGGGGGCTATGAAATACTCAAAGGTACTAAGAGAGTTTTTTACCTTATATAATGAAATAGGTAGTAAAAAGTTTAAAACACAAGAAGAATCCAAAGAATACTTAAATGAATCTATAGGGTATCTAAAGACAAATAGAAACAAACTAAGTAAAGTAATACCAATCCTAGATAAGATTGTTGGTGACAGAGAAGAATTTTGCACTAAGGATACAAATCAGGTATATGAGAATATAGATAATATTGTGTTTAATGATAGTGTTGTAAATTTAGAAAATGTTAGTATCTCTAAAAGGTTTTTAAGTGAGGGTATGTTGGGTAGTAGGAAACCTGTTGGTAAGACGATAAGTCCTAAAATTCTTTCACATGCACTATCTAAAACATATGGTGAAGAATACGGTAAAGAATTAACAGAATCACAACAACACATATTGAAGAATACTTTACTGATGACCGAAGATACGGTAACAGAAGAGTTCAATAACGTTAAAGAAATCACACTAAATAAAATAAACTCGATACTAAAAGAATCCAAAGACGACAATCTTTCCGCTAAATTAGTGGAGGTAAAGAATGAAATTAATGGGTTAAATACTACCAAAAATTCATACATTAAGGTTAGGGGACTCCTAGAGGACTTGAACTAAGTATTGGTATTTTTTATATTTAATTATAAAAAATAACTAATATGTTAAAACAAGGTAGAGAAATAAACACAAAGATTTCCGATTTATTTAAAACTTCTTATGGTACAGTTGATGTATCCTCTTTGAGGTCCATATACGTGAATATGTCAACGTGGGTAGAACCAATAGAGGAGTCCACAAATTGGGCCTCCCCAATAAAAAAAGTTAAGAGTGCCATCAAACATAAAATACACAATCAGTTAAGTGATACACCATTTAAGGGTAAAACTATAGTGGATTTAGATTTAAGAGCTAGTGGGATTAAAAAAGGTAAGAGAAGCTTTTTAAGGTGTGAAGTTACACTCTATTTGAAAGAGTTAAAATATAAAGATATTAAGGTGTCTTGCATTTCAGACTCTATTATTAATATTACCGATAAAATTATAAACGAAACATTATTAACATCTACCGTATTTAGATTCTACAAGTCTAAAAAATAACACTAGTTTTTTTACCTATACTCACTATTTATTAAGAAAGAATATTATGAAAATACTCGAAGCTAGAGAAGTGGGTCATGGAATATTGGTAGAACATGATGGTCATATAACACCTAACGATAATAAAGGTATGTTAAAAGAAATGGCTAATGATGATTTCGGTGGTGAAATTTATATGAACGCTATTTTACAGAAATACGACACCCCGAATAGGAATGGTAGAATTTACCCAGAAAAGATTTTAAGGAGAGAGAATGAGAGGTATCAGGAGGTTATTAAAAAAGGTGGTGCTATTTCAGAATTAAACCACCCAGAATCTTCATTAATTGACTTAGATAGAGCTTCCCATATAATCACAGAGACTTGGTGGGAGGGTAATAGGTTAGTTGGTAAATTAAAATTACTAACTTCCCCTGGTTATATAAAAGGTGGTGTCATATCTTGTGTAGGTGATATGGCAGCTAATTTATTAAGGCAAGGTGTTACTTTAGGTATCTCTTCACGAGGGGTTGGTTCTTTAACAAAAAATGGTGAATACAATCAGGTACAAGAAGACTTCGAATTAATTTGTTTTGACTTGGTGTCGTCACCATCCACACCAGGGTCTTATTTATTTAAAGAAGATGAAAGTTCAGATACCGTTGACGAGCCCACAGAAATGATAGAATCGTCTAAATCAGGTGGTGTAGATAAGTCTTTATCTATGATGTCTAGATTAGATAATTTCCTTAATAGGTAATTTCCCTATTAAAAACCTCTAAATGAGGTTTTTTTACATTACTAACATATTTATTAATAAACCAGACTGTATTAGTTATTGGTTTTATTAATAAACTTTTTAAAAAAATAAAAAAACGTGAGTAAATCAATTTTAGAAAAAGCGTTGCTCGAGGCGGAACAGTTGGAAGATACTATGAAGTCTAATGCAAAAGAAATACTTTCTTCGATAATGAAGGAGGAAATTAATGAATTAGTAAAAGAATCGTTAAACGAAGACGATTACCTTAAGGAGCAAGAAGAAGAAGAAGAAGTTAGTGTTTTAGATATTGAAGATGATATTATGGGTGATGAGCCTGGAATTGAGTTATCGATAGATGACATGGGACTTGACATGGAGGACGAGACCGAAGACGATGAAGTAACTATGGAACTACCACCTCTAGACTTAACATTAGCATCCGATGCTGAAGTATTAACAGTATTTAAAGCAATGGGAGACGAAGATGGAATCATCATTCAACAGGATGGTGACGAAATAGAGTTAACCGACAATACTACTGATGCTGAATACATCATTAAATTAGAAGAAAGTAAAAAAACAAAAACAATGAAAAAATCAATTAACGAAACTGAAGACGTGGATGATACGTTGAAAATGGATGAAATGGAGGATGAAGTTGTTTATGAAATTGAACTATCTGAAGATGAAGATGAGGTTGAGGATGAGACTGAAAAGGAAGTAGCTGAAGCTTATGACGAAGTTACTCTAGGTGGGAATGAAGGTGATAAATCTAAAACCCACTCAGGAGAAGACTTTAAAGAAGATGAGTTGGATGAGAAATATGATAAAGTTACTCTTGGTGGAAACCGAGGTGATAAATCTAAAACTCACCCAGGTAAATCTGATTTCGAAATGAAAGAAGCTTCAAGAACTTTAGGGTTAGGAAGAGAATCTGGTGGTAAGCACAAACCTTCTGGTATTAGAAAAGCAATATCTAACAACCGGAATCTTGGTGAAAGTCGTATAAGAAAGTCCTACAATCTTCTTAAAGAAGAGGTAGACACTTTAAAAGTTAAAAATTCTGATTATAGAAAAGCTTTAGTAACTTTTAAAGATAAACTGAATGAAGTAGGTGTGTTTAATTCAAATCTAGCTTACGTAACACGTCTATTTACAGAACATTCAACTACCAAGCAGGAAAAAATCAACATTTTGAAGAGATTCGATACTATCGACTCATTAAAATCTTCGAAAGGGTTGTATAAGGTAATCAAAGAAGAACTTTCTCAGAATGTAGTTAACCCTACAAAAACAATTTCTGAGTCGGTGACTAATAAAATTACAAAATCACCTACTAGTGGTGGTAAATTGTTGGAATCAAAAGTTTACGAAAACCCACAATTTAGTAGGATGAAAGACTTAATGTCTAAATTATAAAAATAAACGCTTAAATAAAAATAAAAAAACTATGGGAGCACTATTAGATTCAGGTATGGTTGGTAACATCGGGTTAAAACACCTTAAAGTTATCAAAGAAGATACCTTAAATAAATGGAACGGTCTTGGTTTTCTTGACGGTCTTAAAGGACACGTTAAAGAAAATATAGCTCAGCTATATGAAAATCAAGCAACACACCTAATCAACGAAGCTACAACAGCTTCTGATTCAGGTTCTTTCGAAACAGTTGTTTTCCCGATAATTAGAAGAGTATTCTCTAAATTATTGGCAAACGACATCGTTTCTGTACAAGCTATGAATTTACCAATTGGTAAGTTATTTTACTTTGTACCTAAAATCGCAGCATATTCTTCAACAGCTGGACAACACTTCCAGCCTTATGGAGCACCAGGAGGAACACCAGGTAGTGGTACTAACCCAGGAACACCAGGAGGAGCATTTTCTGCAGCATCTACTTCATTGTATGATGATTATTACGCTGGTAACGCACCACAAGGAGCAGATGACGGATTATACGACTACTCAAAAGGTAACTTTACTCCACAAACTGCTGTAGCAGCAGCTCAAGCATGGAACGCTGCTGGTAATACACTTGAGACAATTGCAGCTCCTGTTGCAGGTTGTGTTAAAACACAACTTCTTGCTTTTAGTGGTTTCTCTTCTACAGGTCCTGGTAAATTAACTGGTCCTGATGGGAATGAACAAGATACTGAAGAGTTCTTAGCTTCATTAACTATGACAACTAACCACGCTTGGCATTGTTGTGATAATACACCAGGTGCTTTATCTGCTGGTACGTTA